AGTTATCTACATACTCGCCTTTATATCTTAATACTGCGTGAGATACTTTCCATTTACTTGGACCCACTAAACAGATACCTGCTTGATGAGTAATAAGCATCCACCACATTTTTAAATGGCTTTCACCACATAGTCTGTAAAGAATTGATAGAGCATAGTCTTCGCAATCACCTACATACTTACCTTCTGCATTTGGAGAATAGATAATTTTCCATGCATCGGCCATACCATATTGTTCTTTGTCTTTTCTGTATTTCCATTTTTTATTAAACGAATCTACTATTGCATCTTTTTGTATTTTGTTCATTTTTGTCTCTGCCTTCCACTTGCCCAGTATCCTGCTATTGCTCCAATACCTGTACCGTACTTCTTATATTTATCAATATTTTTTCCTGTTTTTTGTGCAATCTTCTTACCTGCATACCTGCCTGCGGCCGCACCAGCAACTGCACCGGCAACTCTTTTTGCTGTACTTGGTTTTTCCTTATCAGTAACAATATATTTTTTATATCTTGTCATTGTGCTCAATGGGCTTACCATTTCACTGCCTTTTGCAATTCGTCTATATTCTTGAAGTATAGATGTAACTACTAATTGTCTGGCTGTATATTTTAAGTTGCCCCAATCACTAACAAGTCTTCTCCATTTTTTATATCTGGAGTCGCTAATTTTGAGTTGTGATTCTAATCTCATAAAAAAAGAATACATTTCACTGTTTCTATCTTTACCACTACTAATCTTAGACATATTTAACCAATGTTGTCTATTATTAAATTGTAGGGATTTTAAAAATCTTTTACTTTCGATATTATTTTTTAATTTAATATTTTTATTTTCTGGATCATTAACATGATATGCTAATAAAAATAAATCAGTTGCATGACTTCTGAATAAAATATAAGGGCCATACTGAGTAGATTGCTTTAAATAAGATCTTGCAAAACTTTCCTGCTTACTATCTTTAGTCATCATCCATGTAGATAGTGTTGTTAAATATAATAAATTTGCTACTTCTCTGCCTGTTAAATTTCTAAAATTATTTGATGTCCTAAACAGTCTTGCTTCAGATATTTCTTGATCAATTAGTTTAAAATTAAATTTGTTTTCTGGCATGCTCATTTTCCAGGTGCTCCTGTTCCGAAGTTCAGTCTGCTAAACTCCAGTCTATCTACTAGTTTTAATGCATTACCTATTCTGTCAACTGCAACAAACCCTTCTTCGCCTGTTACTTCATATCCGTTTTCAGTTTCCTTAAATGTAGGTAACTGTCTAATTGTTTCTAACTTTTTAATTATGTTTACTTTAGATTGTATTATCTTTAAATACAGATCATATACGCTCACTATCCCAGGAACGTGTTCTTTAATAAACTTTACACCTTGTACTAATTTTTCTGTCATTTCGTCCTGTTTAGCCTGTGTTTTATAACCGTCTATTTTCTTTTGCATAAAATCTATATACTTTTGTACAAACCCCTGTGCAAACTTAGTGGGCTCATCAAATGCTCCTGCTCTAATATTATTATTTACATGGGCCTTTAGTTGTTGTAGGAAATCTTTACCTATTAAATCATTACCTTTTTCTAACCAAGCAAATGTTTCTGAATCTATACTTTTTAAATAACTATCTGCTTGTTTTATAGAATTTATAATATTATCACTTTCTTCTTGTGTAAGTGTCACTGTTCCACTAAAATCTTTTATTAATGCATCTCTATGCCAAACTTTATTACTATTACCAAGTACACTACTGTCAAAACCAAATTTAGCAGTTGTATCGGCTAACGTAGGCCCTCCTACATACTCTGTATGCCAAACAATTCCTATTTCTGCACTAGAAATTTCTTTTGCTAGGTCACTGTTTGTGGGTACTGCATACACTATGGTATTTGGTTTAAAAACAATACATTCCTCCCCGTCAACATCTACAGTTTTCAAATCACTTTTAGAAAAAAGCATATCTCCTTGAGCAACTGTATTCCAGTTCAAACTATTTAAAGTTTTTAATGCAAGTTTTAATTTATTTTGTAACTCTTCAGCAGGATGATTCTCCTCAATGTCTTTTTCTGTAAAATTTAATTTGGGTTTTTGTGCAAATACACCTTTGGTGCCTACAAAAAATTTTCCTGATTGAGGATCTTTGCCTGCAATAATGGCTGGTGCACCGTCCCATTTTGTTGTCATGCTGACTGGAGTTTTGGAACTTCCTTCTAGCATCTCATGTAGACTAAACAAATAATTTATTGCTTCTTTGGCGCCTTGGTATCCTTTGTTAAAAATATTGTCTTCCAAATGCTCTAAATGAGTATTTTTATTTTCTGCTTCTAGTATAATTTCCTTAAGGAAACTATTTGAGATTTCGACAAATTTCATTTTTAACCCTGAACTTTTTGTACACGATCAATAGGTTTTGTAAATATCACACCTGTTTTAGATTTGATTAAAAGTTTTCCTTGCGGTACCTCTGTTGCTCCGCCTTCTGAAGGTATTCCTGCTGGATAAGAATCTCCTGCAACTGCTATTACAGGACCTTGTACTAAGTCACCTTTTTTAATATTTTTATTATTTTTTTCAGCATTCCATTGTACCATGTCGCCAACATTAATAATTTGTGTTTTTCTTTTATTACCAAGACCTCTAATTAATCTTTGTAACCCATCACCTATCACACCTGATATTTTTCCTAGGAGTGATGCATTTGGATCAGCTCTACTTGCAACACCAAGAGGTCCTCCTATCAAATTATTAATAGTACCTTTGACAGTCTTCCAGGCTCCAGGACTTAATTGGTTTACTCCATCTGGTTCATACCCTTGTGTTGCCATAAGAACCATATGTGCTTCGCTATTTTGAGGGATTGCTTGTCCGTCAGATTTTCTTAACCAAATATTATTGTTAAGATCATAAACAAATTTTTCATTACCTAAGGTAACTTCTTTACCGTGTTTTATAGGTACAGGATTACCAGGTAAATTGACGTCTTTTTCTTTAACTACAATTTCATTTATTAGCATTGTCAATTTCCCTTTGTGATTCTTTGATAACCTTACCAATACCTCGGGAGAATTTTTTAATATCTTTTGCTTTAATGCTGTTAATTAATCTGTTTTTAAGATCTTTAGCAGTTTGTTCATCATAATGTGTTTCAATCTGTTCTATAAGATTAATAGCACTATTGATGACATGCTCTCCCCTATTTGAGACCACATGATTCCTATCTCTATCAACAGAAATTTGATTTAGTTCTTCTAATATACTGCGAGTTTTACGCATGTCGTCTCCATAAAATATGTATAATGCTATTTATCATTATAAATCATTCTTTTTCAGGAACTCTCGCATGTTCATCGCTTGGCCTATAGTATCTTTCTGTTCTGGCTCATCTGCTTTAATTGTATTACTACGTTTTAGTTGATCTACTAGGCTTGAAGTTGTGATTGTATCAGCATCTTCATCTCCGTCTTGTAAATCTTCTATTCTAAGTGTATCAGGATCAAATCTTAAATCTACTTTGGTGCCTACACCACTACTAGAACGTGTTTTCATAAACTGTATTTGATATCTACCTTTTTCTCGCATAGCATTACTTGTAAAAATACCTACAACATTATCTGCTGTTTGTATTTTACTGATACCACCTGCTATATGATGATGATCAAATTCTATTTCTTCTACTGCGCCTCTGTTTAACTGTGAAGCCGTTACAAATAGTAAGTCTCTTTCTACTGCTAGGTTACGCAACTCTTCAGATACATATTTGTCCTTAATAAACAAATCACTGCCACTTACTTTTGCACTAATAGGCATCATCAAATCCAAATAATCCACAAGTAAACAATCTACTTTCTCACCACAGGATATTTCATATTCTCGCAAAAATACTCTGATATCATTTGCATTAACACCGTTAGGCATTTGTTTAACTCTTAATTTACCAGCACCTTTGGCTTTCATACGCACTTTCAAATCTACATCATCCATATTACGCATCACTTCTTTTGTGCCATAACCAGATACCATACTATCTAATCTCATACTAATAAGTTGTTCACTAAGCTCTAAACTAATGTAAACAACGTTAAATCCTGCTAATGCCCAATTGACTGCAAAATTTTGTAAAAACAAACTTTTACCTGCACCAGAACCACCAGCAAAGATTGTCATCTCTCCTCTGTTCAGGCCACCATAAAGTTTGTGATCTATACCCTTCCAACCTGTACTAATTGCCCCTGCTTGATCTTTGATCCATTGTAATCTTTCTTTGGGATTTTCAAAATATTCTAAACCCAAGTCTTTAACCAAACCAACTTGACTTGCATCTTTAATCTTATTTTCAACTGTGCCATAGTCTTGATTTTCTAATAAGTCTGTGCTTTCTATAATTGCTTTTTCTAATGCTTTGTGTCTGCAAAAAGTTTCAAATTCATTCATAAACCATTCATGATGATCAGGAGTTACATTTGGAATAGGCTCTAATTGTACTCCTGCAACTGCACTTACTTGTTCAGGAGTAGGAATAGAATTGTGCTCAGTACTATGACTTATAAATAAATCAACTGCTTTCCTATACTTTAAATTAAAGTACACCGGGTTGACTATATTCTGACACCTTGCAAATAAGTCTGAATCGCTCAACAAAAACCTTAAAAAAAGTTCTTGTGTTTCTTCATTATATGTTTTTATATCTGCCATATCTTTTCTATCTCACTTCTTATATATCTTGCAACTAGTTTATGACCCTGTTTGTCTGGATGACTATCACTAGTGCTAATGATGTTATTACCTGCAATTATGCTTATAGGCTTAATAAAATTTCCTGGAACAACAATATTTACATTATTTTCATGTGGCATACATCTAGAACTCATTCCTGTAATCAAATATTTGACATCATTTTGATTAAAATATGCTATTGCCGTATTTAAAAGATTAAATGTTTCTTGTTCTACAGTTTTTATTGTTCTATGTAATAAAGAATGTTGTATAAATGTTTTAACCTTTCTATTTAATTCTTCCTGATCTATATCACTTCTATTATATGATATATCATCTAAAACAACATGATCTTTACACATTCCTATCCATGTATCAAATTCTGCATCATACCATTCATCTCTAAACCAATCAGATAATTGTATTACAAAAAATGTATCATGATAAGCATTATTTTCTATGTAGTTTATAGTTCTTCTTAAAATTCTTTTATTACTACTACCTATCCAACTTTCGTTTATCACATCAAAGTCTTCCATAAAATCAGGCCATGCCAATTTATTTTCTAATGTATTACCATAACTAAAACTACAACCGTTTACATATAATTTCATACTAATGTCCTACATGTACTCCAAACAAATAACCCAAAGAGAACATTATTGGTCCTAATATTAATAAGTCTACAATCCAATGTAATGCTATA